GTAAGGTATGAGTTTTCGTTCACTGCTGAGGCGTGGCTACCATTGCCAGAAACGATTGCACCAACTGTTCTTGGTAGAGTTACTACTTTTAATGAGAAAGTTGGGTCAATTTTGCTGGCTTCAAAAGGAGCAGCTTTAAATGGTGGCTCCTTTTGGCATGAGCCAACTCAGTCAGTCGAAGACGTATTGAGAAACAGAATACCATCCGGGATGTAAATTAATCAACAAAGTTATTGGAGAATTAGTTATGGCTAAACAAAAATCACATGTAATTAGAATCTACAACACCAGCAAACAAATGATTGCCCTTCAAGTGCGAGCACCAGGGAGTGATTTTTACAAAAATGAGCAGCAAATCAGATTGACACCGGGCCAAGATGCGTTATTGCCGAAAAGTTATCTTAGAGATGATCAAGTGAAGAATTTGGTTGCCAGAGGAATGTTGCAGGTCACTTATGATAGTGAAGTGCAGGAACAACGTGAAGAAGCAGTAAATTCCTAGATTTCTCTCGGCAAAAATATTATAGTTACATAGTTACAAAGCTGTTAGGAGTAACCAATGGCGGTTTATTTAAGTCCAGGAGTTTTTCCACGCGAGATCGATCTCAGCGTTATACCAACAGCCGTTGGTCCATTGCGACCAGCTTTTGTTGGAACGGCCCAGAAGGGGCCAATGAACGAACCAACTTTAGTGTCTAATGCTACACAAGCAATAGACACCTTCGGAGCTCCGTTCTCCGATAGTTATTTAATGTATGCAGTTCTTTCTTACATGGAAGAAGGTAATGCTGCTTACATTATGAGAGTTGGTGTTGAATACGATGCCAATCAGGCGGCTGCGCTGAAAAGCATAGCTGTTGATGTTTCCGGCAATCGTGAAAAAGGTTGGGGCAGAATCCCAATATTTTCCGGGATTGACTTTGGAAAGATTGATTTAAGATTGATCGATTCTAGCAATTCAATTATTTTCCATGCTGCATCTATTGCAGATGTTAGTTACAATGACACTGCTAATGCTGGGACATATGGCCCGACGACAGCTACTCTTGGAACAACTGGAATTTATACCGGCGCGATAGATGACACATTTGTCATGATTATCACCGGTTCCCCAAATATTTCAGATGGTGCGAAAGTTGCGGGTGCTACTTACGAAATCGTTAGAAATAGTGATGGCGTAATTGTTGCTAGCGGAACATTATCGGAGGGTGGCACTCCCGACGGCAATTCAACATACATTAGTGTTGGCGATGGGGTGTCGGTTAGAGCTGAAGTGACCACAGGAGTGCTCCAAGTAAATGACACATTCACTTGGCGAGTAATTCCTGACAATAGAACATTCCAAATTGCTGTTGAAGGTTCTAGCGGTTCCAGTTATACAATGCCTGCCACGACTTACTCCACTGTAGCATCTTTTGTTACAGCAGTTAATGCTTTGCTAAGTGGTGAAAATTGGTCAATGGTAAACAATACCAGAGTTGATGCGGTTATTGTTCCACAAATCAGGTCATCAACTGCCGGCGAAAGAATTCAAATTATTGCCGGCGAGGCATGGGCAATAGAAGTGGGCCAACAGTTGCATGCGTGGGATATTCCTCGTAGTTATCTTCTTGGTCAATTTAGTGGTCCTTTCGACATTTCTACTCAAAATAACAGAGTAGTTATTGAATTGGCTGGATCATCTGGTTCTTCATCCATTGCTCCATCATCTGCCGCGGCTGCTCTCTCTGGATTATCAACAACAATTGTTGAATTCAATTGCCCAGTTGGTAATGATCAAACTGTAGTGACTGTCTCTTCTGCTATCGATGCAGCGGGTGTTGTTGCTGGAGAAACGTTATTTGATAGTTTTTCATTGTCAGTTCCTGGCGGCGAGACCAAGGTTGTTATTGTTGCTACCTCTGGAAGACAATTTGATACTCTGCGCATGAAGGCGGATCATTCGAATATTAGAACGTTGAGATTTGCGGAAGAATTGGACATTGATTTTCCGTACAAAAGATCGTATCGAGGATTTTCTGATAACACGTTGATCCTTGCGGATTCTGGAGAAGCTACTGCGTCGACGCCTTTGTCATGTGAAGTTGATGCAACAAGTGCAACTTGTACTTCTGAAACTTCTTATTTTCAAAACATTGTTGGATTTTTAGTAGCACCTTCACCTGGAACATGGCTCGGTGATGTTGACGGCGTTAATGCTTACTCAGCTACGCTTAGTTCTTTCACCCAAGGAGTTGGTGAAACCGCTGGCCGTTACGCACTGACAATCACTGATAAAGCTGGTGTTGCTGTTGAAACTATTTCTGATGTGACATTTGATCAAAGAGACGATCGTTACATTGGTGATGTTCTTAATCCTGGCACTAAACATGGCGGCGCGAATGGAAATTCAGTTGTTCATTGGGAACAGCGTCCAGCTTTCCTTAATAACAATGCGAACGTGCTGACTGGCTCTAACGCTTACGCGGTTAGATTGCCATCACAATTTTCTAATAAAGCGTTTCGTGGAATGGCTAATGGTATTCCAGTTGATCCAGCTTACTCCAGTGAATTGGATGCGGCAGTTATTGGAAATCCTGCGATTAACAGCGGAATTTATGCGTTCCAAAATCCAGAATCAATTGACATCAATTTATTGTCAATTCCTGGTTTTTCAAGTGGTGCTGTCATCGGGACTGCGCTGCAAATGTGCGAAAGTCGCGGCGATGTACTATACTTAGTTGATCCGCCATTTGGTCTTCGTCCACAACAGGCTGTTGATTGGCACAATGGAATGTTGTTATCTGATGTTTCTGCTGCTATTAATAGTAGTTATGGCGCATTGTATTGGGGCTGGGTAAAAATTTACGATCAATTTTCTGCTGATGAAATTTGGGTTCCGCCATCCGGTCACATTGCTTCTGTCTTTTCTAGAACTGCTAGAGAACGCGAACAATGGTTCGCACCAGCTGGTCTGCAAAGAGGCCATTTGTTAACAGCACTTGATGTTGAATATTCGCCAACTCAAGGTGAGCGTGATTTGCTTTATGGTTCCGGCAATGCTGTTAATCCTATTGTTAAATTTCCTAAGGATGGCATCACTGTTTGGGGTCAAAGAACTTTACAACGTACATCTACAGCATTAGATCGTGTTAATGTTAGAATGCTGTTGATTCATCTTAAGAAAAATTTGGTTAGATCGCTTAGAACGTTTGTTTTTGAGCCTAACGATCCTGCTTTGTGGTCTCAAGTAAGAGCAACGGTTAATCCGTTTCTTGCCGATGTCCAATCACGGCGTGGTTTGACAGCATTCAAAGTGGTTTGTGATGAAACTAATAATACTCCCGAAAGAATCGACAGAAATGAATTGTGGGTGTCAGTATTCTTGAAACCTACGAGAGCTGTGGAATTCATCGTGTTGAACCTTGTTGTGTTGAGAACCGGTGCAAGTTTCTCAGCTGAAGAAGTTTTGGCTGCAGGTGGTGTTGTTTCATCAGAAGGTTAATAAAAAATAAATACCAAATCGGTAGGAGGTAAAAATGCCTGGATTTAATGTAGTGAGTGGCGGCGGGGGCAGTGGCCCATCCAACACCATCGAAGTGCGTCGAGCACATCGTTGGATGTTTGAAACACTTGGACCTGTTGCTCCTAATGTTTTATTGTTGTTGCAATCGGCTCAACGCCCTAGTTTCTCATTTGAGGAACCTGAAATGCATCATAACCAAGAGAAGGTTTATTTTGCTGGTAAGCAATCATGGGAACCGGTTTCATTGGTATGGTATGATGGTGAACAATCTCCAGATGTTTCTCAAGCAATTTACAATTGGTTGGAATCTGTTGTTGACATCGGTTCAGCTAATGTCGCGCCAGTCGGTACTTACAAAACCGAAGCAACCCTATCAGTGCTAGACGGCGCAGGTATGCCTAATGAGCAATGGGGTATGTACGGCGTATGGCCGCAAGCTGTTAATTTTCAAGAATTGAATTACACATCTACTGATCTCATGACTGTTGAAGCTACTCTGAGGTATGATAGAGCAAGAAGATTATAATACTTTACAGTACTAAAATTGATAAATAGTTTGTGGGGGGCAATACGCCCCCCACAATTTTATTAAGAGGTAGCCATGCCAGGATTTAATATAGAAGGAACGTTGATAGGGCAGCCGTCAAATACTGTAGAAACTGCTAGAAGTTATAGATACGTGTTTAGTGTTTTAGAACCATTAAAAGATGTTTTAGTATATGCGCATAAAGCATCGAGACCGACGTTTGAAACTGATGTTATAAAAATTCATAGCGGGCAAGATCGAATATATCGCCCGGGACAACATTATTGGAACCCAATTGAAATAACTATTTATGAAGTAGTTCTTAGTCATTATGGATCCTCCGCCCCAAACATGCCGCTCAATAACACAGCTAACTATCTGTACGAATGGTGGCAAGGTACAATGGTCGACACGCTTAATTCTAGGCAGGGTAAACCAATTGATTATAGAAAAGAATGTAAACTTGAAATGCTGGATGGTGAAGGCAATACAATATGGAAATATGAATTGTATGGTTGTTGGCCATCTAAAGTTTCTCCGTCTGATTTAGATTATAAAAGCACTGACATATCAAGTATATCTATGACTCTTCAAATTGACAGAGCTGTGGAATCTCGTAATTAAGATAGGAATTTAAAAATGGATAGAAGAAAATTCGTGACGACTATGACAATAGCTGCTGCTTTACCATCTTTTGCTGTTGCATCTTTTGATTCTTTTAATATTGAAGAATCAATTGACACGGCCATGGAGCATGATCGCTTTCTTGTTGTACATAAAGGCCAAAAATTACAATTTGGGGATTGTCACCTTGATTTGTGGAATAATGTTGTGGTAATGCCCGGCGCGGACATTCGAATCGATGATGAAATTTATAGGGTGACACAGTCGCCTATAAATCATAATGATAATGTGAAATTCGTGCCTGTGTATAAAATTAAATGAGGTTAAACAATGCCAGGATTTATTGTAAATGGGCAAGGCGGCGTCGGTATAGCAAACGGTGCTCCGGACAATGCTGAATATTATTACACTTACACATGGGAAATTGAAAATTTTTATGAATTTCAATCGTATTCCAACATAGGTGTAATTCATTGTAAAACAATGACACTACCTACATTTAATGTGGCGCAAGAAACTGTGATGGGTGCGTCATTAGAATATAAATTTGCTAAATCTGTTAATTGGGCCGATGTTAAAGTAGCATGGTATGACACGCTGGGTTTTCTTGATACTATGAAGAAATGGCGAAAAACTGTGTGGAGTCCAAAACAAGGTTTTGCTGCAGTTAATACGTACAAAAGAGAGTCTAGATTTCGAACGTTCCTTCCCGATGGCGAAGAAGCACAAACATTTAGACTGATAAATAGCTGGCCGTCTGTTATAAAATATGGTGATCTTACATATACAAATAGTGATGTAAAAATGGTGGAAGTTACTCTTACGTATGACTGGGCCGAAGAAATAACTACAAATAGTCCTGATGAAACATTCGCGGGTAATGTTGGTCAAACAGCTGAAAATGTTGATAAGCCGTCCCCTGCTCCGCAGCCGATAAGTAAGGAGAACAGTGGAGGAGAGTAAATACATCATGAACACTATTACAGTTGGAGAATATTATGCCTGATGTAAACTATCCAGAAATACCTGAAGAAAATGATCCTGAAAATCAGGAATCTTCGCAGCAAGAATCAAAGCAAGAATCAAATGATGAGCCTGCTGAAGAAGAATTAAGCATGTCTGGCCCAGACCCAGTAAAATCAACAAGTGCTACTGTGGTGCCTGACAATGATGGCAAGGGTCACAACGAGATAAAATCATCTATTGCTGATTTAGAATCTTTAGTAGATTCCGGTGCCTCTTCTGAAGAATTTTTAGAAGAATTGCTGAGAATTCCACAGGATCAATTAATTCCGTGGGAAAATTGCGAATTGCCTAGTAAAGGTTTTTACTATGATTGGCCCGATGGTTTAGTTAAAGTTAAAGCTATGGGACAAACTGCTGAAAAAATTTTGGCAACGCAAAGATTAGCGCAGTCTGGCCAATCTATTGATTATTTATTTAGAGAATGTTGTGTTTTTCCGGAAAATTTTGACCCTGTTGAATTGATTCTTGGTGATAGAATATTCCTGCTTTATTATATTCGTGGTATTACACATGGTAACATGTACGAATTTGCAGTGCAATGCCCCACGTGTGAATCTACTTCGACACATGCGTATGACTTGAATTTATTGGCTGGCACTATCACATGGGCTGACCCCGCTGCTGGTGATGAACCTTTTAAAATTGTGTTGCCATACTTAAGTGA